ATTTCAGGGTCATTGATACCGTCATCTACAAATCCAAAAGGTGCCATTTCATTTTCCATTTGGGTTTGATTTTCTTTTAACATGTTTGCTCTAATGTTTACATTGGTCAACTCTTTAAAATACTTCTGGTCCATTGCCCAACACATTAAAACAATACACATAACTAAATCATCGTTAGCACCTTGCTCTGCTTCAAATTGATTACCCTTAATAATAAATGTAGATAATTCATTTATTATATCAAAGTCCTCTACAATAATCTTATCATTCTCAATTACTTGTTTCATATTAGAACAACCAATCTTCTTAACTGCCTTTGTTGTTCTAACTCCTAGTTGTCCTTTAGTACCAGAAAAACCACCACCCATAATTTGTCCAGCACGACCACGCATATAACACATCACAATATTATCATACTCTAATTCAAAGTGTAGTGTGTCTGCTACTTGTTGTCCTATATCATTTACTTCAGTTAATACAAATGCATGATTATATGCTCTTGCTACTTTATCAATTTTGTTTGGAAATAGTAAAGGTTTAATTTCGTTATCTTTAAATACTGCAACAATCTTATATGGAACTTGAGTGACATCAAAACAAATAAAAGCACTAGCGTCATTCTTTGTCCCTCTTGCCACATCAGCAGTAATAAAATATGTGTGATCTTTTATTGGTCTCTCATAAATTTTTAATCCACCACTTGATTCAATTGGGTCTTTGTAAGATAAGTTTCTTAGTTTAGATGCATTGACAAGAGTATTTGCAGAACCTAAAAATTCACATTCAAACTCTGAGGCAAATTGTGCTTCACTAGTGTTTGCGATTGTTTCTTTTTTCCATGCTTCATCACGACCAGGTACTTCCGTCCAATGTACCTCAATAGGAATATAACTATTTCTTTTATGTGTTGCATCATTCCATAATTTGTAAAACATATTCATACCCATAGGTGTAGATACAATAATTACTTTAGTTGATTGACCAGAAGAAATTGTAGGATAAACTGAACTAAAAAATTGCTCTGCAACGGTGGCAGGTACGAATGCAAACTCATCAAGGAATATAATATTAAATGAACTACCCCGAACTGCTGATGCAGAGGTTGAGGCTGCAAGTATCTTACTTCCATTCTCTAATTCAAGAGAACCTTTGTTCCATGATAGAACACCTTGTTGCAACCACTTAGGAAGATTTTCATATGCAAGTTGTAATCTACCTAATAAGTCTCTTGCAGTAGATGCTTTGTTGGCAAGGATTGCAATGTTTTTATTTTCATTAAACAATGCATAGTGTAAAAGATATGATACCATGATTGTTGACTTACCAGATTGTCTAGGAAGTTTACAAATTGTAAATCTGTTTTTATGAAATGTACCTAACATATCTTTTTGAAAGTTATACATTTTAAAAGGAACAAGTCCTTTATCTAGAGATACAATCTTAATATAGTTTTCCACAAAGTATTGTGGGTCTTCCATACATTTTTGTATTTCTATTATCTGATCTTTGGTAAACTCTAAATCTTGATTTGCTTTTTTAAGTAATGGATTACCTAGATAATGTTCGTCTCGTTTACTCATGCTATAATCCTACTTGGGTTTTTTAAATTAGTAGTACACTTCTTCTTACAATATTTAGGACAACTATTTGTAGATAAATTATCATAAAAAGTTTTTAGTATATCACTATTCATAATTTCATCAACCGTATTGTATTTAATATTTGTTTCTTTAGTTTGTAATACTGCATACTCTGGGTCTTCATCTGGTCTTCCGTCTAACCAACAACAAGGATAGAGTTGACCCTTAGCAGATATATAAGGTACTTTCTCTGCTGGATTTTTTAAACACTTAGGTTCAAATATTGCATCTGTTTGATCTGTATCTTTTACAATTTCTTTTTTTGGTTTTAATCTATCAATACTTGGGTCGTATCTAGAAGTATGATGTATCTCTATTTTTATTTTATGTCTTCTTGCTAATTCTTTCGCATAGTCTATACTATCTTCGTTATAACCAAAAACTAAGTATTGCCATATAACTTTGATATTCATATCTTTTGCTTTTAACATAACATCAAATAAGTATTCGCCATCTTGATTTTCTCTGTATGCAAAACTTTGATATGGAAGACCATCTAATCCAAAGTACCATACAGCATTTGGATTTGCTTTAAATGCTTCTTCGTACCATGACATTGGTTTATGTGATGCAGCTGTATGAACTTGAATAAACTTATTCTGATCATATGCCATTTTTAAAAACTTAATTGTATTAGGATTAAAGATAGGGTCACCATAAGAACCACATAGATATACATCATCAAAGTAATCTAATATCTTTTGGAAATCTTTTATAGAGGCATCACCTCCTGGTATCATTTTAGGGTCATCAAAATTTTGTCTTGCACACGCTGAACATTTTAGTGTACACTTATTTGTGATGTCCACATCTACAACTTTATTCATCTTTATTACTTCACCTGCTCTCGGCCATCTTTCATCGGCAGTAGGAAATCTATTCATCCTTTTTCTTTTTTAACATCTTTTGTAATTCAGCAGTTGAACCAACGAACAATGCATTTGTCACATTCTTTGGTGCTTTGCCTGGTACCTCTTTTAGTTTTTTCATTTTCTCTTGCAACTGCGCTAGTTTCTCCGTCACATCTGCAACACTCTTAATCATATTACCTGCAACTTCATATGCTCTTGGATGATCAGATTCTTTTGCAAGATCAAGGATACCATCGATTGCGTCTTGTCCTTTTTCTACAAGAGCATAAAAATTATCTCTTTGATATTTGTAATCATCATCTATCTCTTGATCTAAATTACCATTAGTCTGAGGAACAACAATTTCTTTTGTTTCTTTTTTAACAATAGGTTTGTTTTCTTTCATAACACCTAATGCATCTTCTATAATTTTATCTACATCTTCTTTTGCCATATTTAATTCCTATGTACATAAACAGCATCAAAATCTTTTCTGTTTTCTAGTTTAGTTTTTTCATAACCTAAAGGTAGAAGTATATCAGAGTAATCATAGTCTTGCATTTCTTCAATAACAATAGTAGGTTTATATTCTTTTATTGTTTTCATTCCACCTCGTAATATATAAGGTTCACTTCCCCCAGCAGAAATCTTTATGAAATCTGGTTTGTAATTAAAACTATCAAGTGTTCTAGTTTGCACTTCTATTTCCTTATATTTAATTTTTGTATTAAACTTCTTTTCCCAACGCTTAAAATTTTCTACAAAAAATGTAGATAGACCTTCGTACTTATCTACTACATAAAACTTCTTTGTAGTTTCTTCATCAAACAAAGCATAATCATGTCTTGCATCAATAGATATTACATCACTGAAACATGTTGCCAATACCTCTGTGTGAACATTATCACATGACCCTATATCAATTGCTTGATTAAAAGATTTGTTAGACTCCGTATGTATAAACAACGCATCCTCTAAAGCACTTGATCGCCATATTGTATTATCAGACATTTAAAAAAGTCCTTTTCATTTTTGCATCTTGTTGGTCATGATTTATTCCACACCTTTTTCTGCATATCTCATATGGGTCTGATTTAATTTTTTCATTAAATTTTTTCCATATGTCAGAGTTGATTACTTCATCAACCGTATTTTTATTTAGTTTCAAACTATCATCAAATAATTCTTTTACTTCATCCTTATGTGAGTCTAACCAACAACATGGTAATATGTGACCTCCAGCTGCATAATACTTTGGTGTAGTTTCATTTATACATCTTGGTACAACTTCACTTGTTAAGTTATAATTTAATTTAATATTATTACCATCAGCATCTGTATTAGTTTCTAATAATTGTAATCTTATTCCATTATCCGTTGCTAATTTATAAGCATCTAATTGTGTATCTTCATTATAATCAAAAATAATATATTGCCATTCTACATCTAATCCTTTTTTATGAGCATCTAACATTCTTTCAAATAGATATTTGCCATCTTGATTTTTACGATACTTATGACTATCTTCTGGTAGTCCGTCAATACCAAACTTCCATATTGCTTTAGGATTTGCATCAAACGCTTTATCATACCAATCTTTTTTCTTATGACTTGCAGCCGTATGTACAATTGCTTGTTTGTTTTGTACAAGACACATCTTTAAGAAAGTTAAAAAGTTTGTATGAAAGATTGGGTCTGATTGTCCACCACAAAACATAATCTTATCAAACTTATCAAGAACTTTTTGAAACTCTTCAACTGACATTTCATTTTTAACAATTGTATAATCATCATCTTGTCTATTACAACCTGCACATTGTAATGTACATTTATGTGTAATATCTAAATTTATTTCTTTACTACAATTTTCCATTAAAGTCTATCTTTGTTCTTATAGTATTCTTTCTATAACCACAATTCTTTTTACAATATTCTGGTGGATTAGTTTCTAGTTTCTTATAGAAACTTTTCCATTCTTTAGAGTTTACTATATCACTTACATTATTGTTTGTCAATAATAAATGATCTTGCACTAACTCTGGTATCTCATTTTTGTAATAATCACTCCAACAACATGGTAATAAATGACCTGAAGTAGAATGCCCTATTGGAAAGTCTTTTAAACACTTTGGTTCAAAGTTATATTCTTCTGGTTCTACTATATTTTCATTCTTTCCTCTTTCTGTTTCTACCATAGAAAAAGATATTCCTAAATCTTTTGCCATAGATGCAGCTTCAAATACATCTTCCTCATTATAATCAAATACAATATACTGCCATCTGCATTTCATATTGTATTCTTTTTTTGCCATTGTCATAACATCAAATAATTTTTGGCCATCTTGATTAACACGATACTTATGACTATCTTTAGGAAGACCATCTATTCCAAATACCCATTCAACATTAGGATTTGCCTTAAATGCTTTTTTATACCAATCAATAGGTTTGTGAGACGCAGCTGTGTGAACATCAACACTTACATTTTTTTCATGTGTAAGTTTTAGGAAGTCTATAAAATTTGGATGAAAGATTGGGTCTGATACTTGACCACAAAATTGTACATGATCAAAGTAATCTAGTATTTTATTAATCTCTTCATATGTCATATCTCTACGCTCATATGTGTGAGACTTATCTTGTCTTGTACATCCAGCACATAACAAAGTACATCTATGTGTAATATCTAAATTAACTTTTTTCATAAACATATACAGGGTCATTTACCATTGGATTTTCAAAATTATATTTTTTATATCCTAACGGAATTAGAATATCGGAACAAGATGTATTAGTAATTTCATCAACAATAATTGTTGGTTTGTAATTCTTAATTGTGTTTGTTGCACCCAAAAGAATATCTTCTGGTGTTCCACCTGCATCTAATTTTATGAAATCTGGTGATAAGTTAAAACTATCTAATGTTTTTGTAATAACATTTTTTCCATTATCCAAATACCCATCAACAATTACTTCATGCCAGTGAACTCTATTATTTTTTATAGCTGCTTTAATACCTTCT